ATGTCTACCATATGGATACTTTTCGGTATCTGCTTCATTGCTATAACACTCGATAACTAACGCTACATCACTGTCACTGGTTGTCGGGTTATCACTTTGTAGTCCGCTGTCATCTGTCTTTTGAAACGCTTTGTAATCATCTAACTTGCCATCTGCACTTGCTTTAATACCGTATTCTCTATGTATCTTGGATATTTCCATTGGCACAGTAAATAAAAAGTATTCACCCGCTTGAAGATCCAGGTCATTAGCATATGGATGGGGTATCACAGAAAAGGGATCAATGACCTGGATATCAAAACCTTTAAACGCTCCAGTCTCACTCACTTCTGGCAGTATTTGAATAAAACCATTACTATAAATCAAGCTGTCTTTAACTGCTTGTAAAATCTTACCGTACAGATCAGACTCTTCTACAATCTGCTGGAATCTCTTTTGCATCATTTCAGCGAAGTATATATCATTCTTTTCTTTTGGCAGTATATCTACCGTAGGTTGAAAGTCATTAATAATTGGTAAAATAGTCTCTACCACAGCTAATGGGAAGTTAAATACCATTCTGGATTGACTCTCTGTACCTTTGGTTGGTGTTGCCCAATGTCTACCGTAATACAAACGCTCATTCTTACGCCATCTATCCGCTTGGTTATCTCTGGCTTTCTTACTGCGATCAAGCCATTTACGTATCTGTGGTATACGTTCAGCTACATCTGCAACCTCATCTAATGCGTTTGGTTGATCTGCTGATGCATAATAGTCCATTCCAGCCATATTAATTAATCCTTATAATTTTTCTTTTTGACTTCATGTGCCTGGTTGGATGTCCTTCGCCTTTTAACCATACACCATCTTTTGTATCACTCATCCACCGATAATTATTTGTTTTTTTAACAAAAGAAGGTCTTTGACCAGATTCAATTGCTGTTTTATAATCATATCCACGACCTTTACCGCCATCAAATGATTTAATACTTTTCTTCATATGCACAATAACATCCTCTGGCTCATTTGGATAACTTTTTCTAAGGTCATTATACCAAGATTTAATTTGAGGATCTGTTCGTGCAATATTTTCCCAATTATTATTAGCCATTATAAATTATCCCACTGCGGTTGAGCATGATCTACATCAACAACAATCTTATCAATAAACTGCTGAGTATCTGTTCTGGTGTCCTTCTTACTTTGACTGGCAACTACCTCATTAACCAGATAACGCAAACTATCAACAGCGTGATCATCTTTTTTCAATGGTTTCTCTGGTTGGTTTAACTCCATACGTGAAGCAGAAGGTTGTTCCCACTGATAATTAACAAGTTCCCTGGATAGATTCTCACAGGACTTGTGTATATAAATCTTATTATTCTTAAAATACTGCGTAACCTTATCAATACCACCTTGCACATCGTTAAATGCGTTTACCACAGGAATCTTTAGCTGTCTGTAACGGTTACCAATTGTTTCTGGATCATCCTTCTTACCCGCACCAGTAGACGGATCAATAACGTAGGTTTCATATCTACCTTCATTCAAGTATGCCTGGATTGCCCTGGCATGATACTCTACATCTTGCCCAGCTTCGTAATGCTCACGGTACACCCAGATAGTATCATCCTGGTCTACAGCTCCCCATAATATTGCTGTTGGGTTTGTTCTTCCATGATCAATTGCAATAAACCTTCTCCACTCTGGAGCTACGTTAAAATGATGTTTTACATGAATGCTTGGCTCATAGTCTGGATAGATCTGTCCTTCAAACGCATCCCAAGAGCCATACAAATACCTATTAACCCATATTTCATTGTAGTTCTTCATCAAACTATCAATATAACCCTTTGGAAGGTTGTCTATATTTTCTTCGGTCTTTGCATTAAAGATGATATTCCCAGGTACTGGATCATGGATAAAACGATGCCAGATCCAATTGTGCCCAAGTGGGTTACCAGTGATCCAACATTGTGGCTTTTCTACCGCTCTTAAACGCCCTAAAAGCGTAAGAAATACTTCTTCGGATACTTCTTCAGCCTGGTCGATATAAAACCAGCCTAAGTTAATTGATAATAGTTTAGCTGGATCATCTAACGATCTAAATATGATCTCATGGCCATTTAAAAATTTTACTCTATTCTCTTGCTTTCTGTATTCATAATGAACTTCTGGCAATAGCCCCATTAAATGACATAATTCAAAGAATGTTCTCTGGGTACTATCTCTAAGCTCTGGATAGGTCTGCCTGGCTATCATACCAAGTTGTGGCGGGTTATCTGGGTTTATTACCCGCATAAGAGCTTTGGCAATACCCGCAAATGTCTTACCATTACCAATACCACCAAAAAATGCAATTACTTGTTCATCACATTTTAAAAATAGCTTTTGATTTTCGTTAAAATTAAACTTAGTCATCGCCTAAATTGAATTGTATTACTGGCATTTTAATTTCAGTGTCAATTTGCTGTTTTTCTGTAAACATGGCCAGATGCTTTCCCTGGAGTTCACTGGCTTTTAAACTAATGCTGTACTGCTCAGATCCTTCTGCTAATCCTCGAACTCTTTCAATATCTCCTAATACTTTATCCGCTGTTAGTTTTACTCTTTCGTTACGGTTTTTCATTAATCTTGCTATCTCATCCTGTAGATAAGGTTTAGACAAGTTCTCAGAACCTATTTGTTTTGCTGTTTTTTCGCTGTACCCAGCACGGATACAAGCCTGTGTAGCATTCAAATCAATGATGTATTCTTTACAGAACATTTTTTGCTTATCACTTAAGTTGGATTTGCTACGCATAGGCTACAATAATATCCTCAACATCTACACCAGCCATTAATGCACTTATTGCCATATAAGACCACAGTTCTTCTTTGTTGTCAAAATCTGATATTCTATACGGAAATTCAATGATTATACTTGATCCCATTCGGGTTGTTGTTCTATTTCTGGTTTATTAAAATCCAGGGAGAGAGGGGGCTTGACCATAGTTCCCTTATGGTACACAAAAGCCCCCATGATGAAGGCAACGAGAGTGATAAAGCTCTGTAAAATAAAAGTTGTTAGATCCATATTTGGGTAGAATATGGCACAAAACTAACTAATGGTAAATAGTGGATATCATCTTTTTGTAATAAAAATGTAATTTATCTAACAAGTACCGCAATCCTGTCTTTTTTTACCGTAGGTAGGTATCATACCTTTGGGATGCCGTATTATATTATTTTTTGTAATCTCTCTTTCCCAGGTGCGATTGCACTTAGTACATAATTTTATAGAAACATCTGCTCTAAACTTTGATGTTTTATTTACCCAGGCTCTTTCGCCTTTCCTGGTTTTTAATTGTGATGCGTTATACTCTGTTAGCTTACTGTTTATAAAATCTTCAAATACACTACCCATTTGGCCATCCTATGTCTTGCATTACTTTGTTTATGTTGTCTGATTCTGAAGGAGCTTTGGGCTGTGGGTTTTGCTTTGCTATCTTTGCTTTATATTCCCAAGCTGGTACAAACTCACCTTCCATGTCGCAGTTATGAAATAGCTGATCTTGAGGTAGTTTTTCTTCTTTACTAACCTTTTTGAATCCGCATTCATAACAGTAATAAACTTTCTCTTTCTGTTCTTTTATTTTTTCAATCGTACTCTGCACAACCAGGTATTGATCAATGCCATTCTCAAAGAAATACCGCATTTGTTTTATTTCGCTGGTCTTGTCTTTTAAAAAACGATCTACACAAAGAAGCACTTTATCAACGCCTATACGCTTACAAGCTAAATCAATGTGATGCCGATATCCAGAGTAACTCATTTCGCTTAATCCAAAACGATTATGGGTACGTTTCCAAATATCAAAATAAACAGAAGAAGAGTTTTCTTTCTTTTCTTTCTTTTGTAATTCTTTTAATGGTTCTAATGTATTCTCTGTGTACCGTTCTCGTTTCGTTTGCGTTTCGTTTGACATACCGTCTGGGGTACCGTCTGCGTGTCGCTCACCCTGGTAAGTGTCGTAGTTACAGATACTTAGGTGTGTCGCAACTCGTGTCGTTTGCTGTACCACCATCGTGTCGGTTTTGAGTACAGATATGAAACGCCTAACCTTGCCAGTTGACCACTTCCAACGCTTGGCAAATGTGTTCAAACTACAGCATACTTCACCACGTTTGATTACAACTAACTGCTCTTTCATGTAAACTGAACGATCTTCATGTGATGCCATCATTATTAGATCCATCCATGCTTCAAACTTTGATTTAACTTCTTTGTTATCCCAAAGCCAGTGATCTCTCAGCTTTCGGTGTAGCCTTATCCAGCCACGTTTATCTTTATTCATAGGGGAACTCCATGTATTGATAAAAGAATCTTCTGTTCTTTTTTTGGTTATTTTTACTGGGCTTCAACGCCAGATTAATGCTTGATTCATTGTTGTACGGTACAAAACAGATCCAACCTTTTTTTACATAGTAAACAGCAACAACATCAATAAGATCTTTTTTGACATACTTATGTAGTCTGACTTCTACTGCTGTATCTGTTTTCATATCTGTAATGGTTTTGATTTGTACTCTTATAAATTCTTTTTTTCTTCTTTCAATAATGAGATCTACACCATCATCAATCATTGGTTCATATACATTATAGTCTGGATAGTTTTGTAAAATATGATGCTTTACAAACAGCTCACCGCAATAGCCAATATGTGTAGAGTTTATTTTTTTAGACATCCTGGAAATTCTTATCAAAGTTGTCTATTTCAACACCGTGCAATATGTCTCTAATCTTCTCTGCACCTACGCAGTGATCATATGTAGGGAAGAAATACTGCCACATACCCCCCTTCATATTGATCCAATAACAAAAAGCGATACCAACCTTGCCTGTATTTTTTTGGAACTCAATTATGGCCGTAGACTCACTTAATGGGTGTATCTTCTTTACTTCAAACACCTCTTTAAATGTATTCTTTTCTCTGTCTGGCCTACTAAAATTGTAAGCGATCTGTTCTGCTTTTTCTTTGAGTTTAAGAGCTAATGCTTTTTTCATTTTTCAAATACATCCTTAACATTTTGTATAAAGCGAACATTACTCATAGGCGGGGTTGCCTTCAGCTTTCCAATTAAGTTCATTATTCTGCGTAATTTGACCGCAAAGATTGCATTTGCTTCTAATAGCTCATCATTTTTTCTTTTAAGCTCACTTATTTCTTGTTCGTATTTTTTTCTACTAATTAATGGAAAATTCATTTTTAAACTCCTGGTATGTGAAAATAAATATTGGTGTATGATCTCCAACGTAAGCACCAGTAATATTATAATAAAAATGCTCTAATGCTTCTTCTGTAGTCATACCTTCATCTGTTAATATTTTAATTATTATGTGTATGTCGTACACAAGCCTTTGGTTACCATCTATTCCAATTATAGCCTCATCAAAACCATCTGCCTTCATTGTCTCACCCCATTCACCATACTGATCAATAAACATTTGTAGATTAGTATTCATAAGGATATATCCTTACTATTGTTTTTGGTTCTGGTGCGTACTCTTTTACGCTTTCAAGATGTACTATTTGACCATCATCTTTATAAAACACGCCATTAAATGCATCAAATACAAACTTGATATAGTTATCAATGTCTGCATTTTCTTTACTCGTTATTATGGGGTATTTTGGAGCGTTATCTTTTAGTATTTTACTATTGCGACCAGTTCCAAAATGGGCTTTAGGTCTAACAAGGTAAACCTCAACTGATACCGAAACCGCTCCATATAGAGGATCCTCTGGAGCCAATATTTGGACTTTCTTTAAAAAATTAGCTTTATCGGCCTTTGATGGATCATATACAAAGATCCGATTATTGCGAGTGGTATGCTTATGCCTTTTTAAAGCAATAGGTTTGCCAGAAATAATGAGTTCCATTGTTTGGGTTCCTTTGGTATGTGGATTTAAAAATCATACTATAGATTGTTTCTGCTTTTAAAATGACTATCCGCATAGTCGGCTAAACGATCCATTAACTGTTGTGCCTTTTGCACCCTGGTCTTATCATGGTTTTCTTTTTCTGCCATAATTAGCTTACCCAGGCCATCCATTATCAATATAAGTTCATCTGTATTGATTTCGTTTGATGGTCTATTTTTTAACGCTGATTCTATTTGAATTAAAAAAGCTGATAGGTATACGTTCATATCTAACGCTTCTTCTATTGCTTCTTTTAAAAAGTTTCTTTCATCATTTAAACTAAGTGTATCACCGTATTTTTTTGCCCCAAGCTCCAATCTGTCTTGGATCTTTTTTATTAGCATCTCGTTGATGCGGATCGGTGTCTGGTCTGATTGATTCTCCAGAATCTTCTCTATTTTTGAGTTTGACATATTCTTCTCTTAGTATCTTGATTAAATGTTGTAATTCTGTTAGCGGGATCTTGTTTAACGAACGCCAATCCATTAGTCGAACCTTTACTTTTAATGTTCTGTGCAACCCTAACCCCTCTGGATAATCCAGTTGAGCTAATGAGTATGCCTTTATAAGATCCCGCCATGTATTCATCTACCTATGAAAATGACTGCAAATGAGATTCTACAGCAGAACGTAAAGGAGCATATCTATGCTCTTTTAATTGTTCATGCGTACTTAATGCCCAAGTACAATAACTCTGATCTAACGCTGTAATAGGCTGACCTTTGTACTTACCGTTAAATGGCCATAATACAGCACCATCACCATTAGAAGGTTTTACTGCTTGTTCTTGTGGAAACAAATCACCATCATCTTTTACAATGACTTGGTTTTCCTGGAACTTATCCATCTCTTCTTGAGATGCAAACTCATGTGCATCACCACCATACTTTGGATTAAAATTGGCTATTGCTCTACCAATTGCTACTGTTTCAGCTTTCTCTAATGCCTTATCTCTTCCAAGTATGTTGTTACTAAATCCTGTAGCAACCGTAACACCTTCTGGATTATTGATTTTGACCTCAAATACAACAGCCTCATTTGATAAGTTGATTGGCTCTGTTAATACAGCCCAACCCTTTTCTGCTGGAAAATCATTTCTAAATAGTCTCATACGATCAACTACTTTGCTATACAGATTTCCTTTTAGGTTAATAGGTTTTCCCATTATTTACTCTCCTTTTTTATACGAAGTGTGCGATAACTACTGCCTTCACGTAGATACTTATCATACAGCTTCGGGTTTTCTATTTGAAATGTTTTACGGTCAAAGGTCACTCTGGGCTTACTATTAGAATACGTTGCCAGTGTTCGTTCTCCATCACGTACCGATTCATAATGACCAATAGACTTTTTAATTTCTATTTCAATATCTTTGATACTCATATCAATCTCTCGCTTCGTTTCTTTCATCTGATGTAATGTCTCGAACTGATTGATTAGATCAATACTTGCTTCTATTGATTCACCATTTGCTTCTGGGTATGTACGCCTTACATCGCTATCCGTCATCGCTTTAGGTGGTATTTTTGTTATAATATGATCATTCCAGAAATTGACCAGGTTACCTATAACCACTTCAATAAACTCTGGCTTGTATTCATACTCATAGATATCGAAACTATCTACACCCGCATAACCAAACGTAAGTACAGCTACATAGGCTTTTTTTCTTCCAGTGATGTGCATTTGCCCCTGGATCTGTGTATAGTATTGAATAGGTATATTACCACCCCAGGACTCTTTGGCTACCTGGGAAGCTGTTTTAATCTCCAATACAGCATCTGGCCTACCATCTTTAAAATGAATAACACCATCTAAGTTTGTTGCTAAAAAATCATGCTCTTTATCAAATCGTACATACTCATCTAAGCTGACAATACAATCTTCTTCTTCCTCTACCCACTTAGCAATCATAGGCTCAATGTCACGACCTAATCTCATTCTAAGATTGTCTATATTCTCATAACCAAAAATCTTTTCATCAAACACATCTAAAGGTGTTTTGTAGTTATTATATAGTTTGCTAACAACAGCCCACTCACTGGTACCTAAGTAGGTTTGGCGTAGCTTTAGATCTAATTCCTTTTGTGATATTGGCTCTCTCATATTGCTCTCCATACGTTTACAATTATTGTAATAACAACTAATGAAATAAGATAGACCTCACACAGTTCACCCAACCTATCAAATCCTTCATCGAACTTCCTCTTCATTATATACACTCTCCTTCTAAGGTTAATTCAGCCCCACAGTCCACACATGAAAGGGATTCCGATGCGTTTACTTCTGGTTCGTAGGGCTGATATTCTGTGTCGTTATGTTGACACTCTAATGCTTCCCGCTCAACAGATAGCGAAATCCTGGCATCTGCACAAGAAGGTAAGACAGATGCGTTTGAGCGGGTTGAGACAAATCTTTTTGGGTGTCCTAATGGATAAGGCATATTAATTACCCCCTTTACATAGAGGTTTATAAATAAACTTTTTTCTAAGTTTTTTGCCGTTTACTACAGCATAACCATATTTAAGATAGTCTTGTAAAACTTCTTCAGAGATAGATTTTGCTTGTGATTGCACAGATATTTCATCAAAAGATTCAACCTTTTTTATAGTTTTAATAGAATAGATGTAAAGAGAATTAAAATCAGCAAACACATGAACATTTCCTTTCATACCTGGCAAACTATCTTCTCCACTGTAAGTAAGTTTTTTCTTATTACCATCAATATCAGTAACTCTATATGTTTTATTTATAACTAATGGATATGACATCCTACACCCCCTCAACATATAGATCATAAACATTACCAGCTAACCAGGGTATATACCTTTCTTCAAACTGAGTGCCCTTATCATATAGCTCGGACTGTAAAACAGCTTCAGTGTGATATTTAAGAGTATGTTTAGATGGCCTATCTATTTCGGGTAAATAGAGGAACAATTTATAGGCTTCATTAGTGATTTTTGTAATTACTGTATTCATTCTCTTCCTTCTTTCTTGTTTTATTATATTGTGCGTACTTGCACACTTTTGTTATTAATAAAATTCTCCAGATTGTTTGTCTCGATTAAAAATATCTTCCTGGAAAATCTTACTGCTGGTAATTCACCAGACTTTATCTTGAGGATCACATCCTTTTTTGTGACTCCCAATCTTTCCGCTACTTCTGTATGTTTTAAATATCTTGTCATTTTTAATTATCTTTATTATCTTAATATTACTTATATGATTTATTTACTTAAAATGTAATAATGAAGTATATATGATATTTTAATGACATACAAACAAAAAAAATGATATTTTTACACTATGGGCATATTTGAAGATTTCTTATACAAGGTAAAATCAGACAAGGGTTTAAAGTTTGATAGTGAAGTAGCAGATCTTATTGGTATAGATCGCAGAAGTCTCGCATCTGCAAAGACAAGAGGTATACTTCCAATAAAATATATAAAATGGTATTGTGATTTATTTAATATAGATCGTACAAAATTTGAAGGGCATCTAAAGGGTAGTGGCAAACAAAAGAGTAAAGGAAATAACGAGGAAATGGATTACATAATAGAAGCACAAAAAGAAACAATTAGTTTGCAAAAAGAGAAAATTAACAGATTGGAAGAAAGGATATTAAAACATAAAGAAACCCCAATACAATCAACTGTATGGGATAGCCTTGAATTTGACTATAGTGTAAAGCTATCTATTACATTTAAAAACTTTAAAATGGGTAGGACTATTTTAGAAGTGGGTAATAAAGAACGAATATCTGAGGTATTAGGATATTCAATTCAAGAAATTGATGACTTTTGGGATATAGGTGTGTTATATACAAATTTTAAAGCTCACCCTGTTGATGCTATTATTTCTAAAGAAACTAAAAAAGAAATAGACAAGCAAATATTATCTCTTCCAAATATTTTTGAAGCACTAAAAGATATGATGGGTAGTCATTACATTCCGCAACCAATTACGTATATATGTAAAGACAAATCACAAATACATTCAATATCGTATAATAAAGTAGATTGGAAAAACAAAATAGTTGAATCAAAAATACAGTTTCTTCTTGATGAGTAGCTATTGAGCCGTATCTATAAAAGATCTGGAAGTCCTTATTGGTGGTTTACCTCTGGTACGCCACCACATAGGAAACAAAAATCAACTGGCACAAAAGATAAGAGAGTAGCTCAAGCAATTAAATCTAAATGGGATGAAGAATTAGCATTACGTAATGCGGGAATTTCTATTGCTACAGTAGATCTAAAAGAACCCTTTCTTAATTACTTAAAAATCTTAGAACAAAATAAAAAGACTTCCACATATAAAACTTTAAAATCTGCTTTAAATATGTTTATGGAAAGCAATCCTAATATTACAAATAAACAGCTTACTTCTTTTTTACTTCAAGAATATTATGCAAAACGTAAAGTAATGGGAAAATCTCCAAAAACAATTATTGAAGATCATAAAGCAATTAATAATTGGTGTGAATGGATGATTGTAATGGGATACCTACTTAAAAACCCCGAAAAAGGGCTTATAAGACCAAAGTTATTTAAAGTTAGGCCACGTACCGCTTACACCAGGGAAGAGATCACACACGCAATTAAAGAAGCCTGGTTAGATCACGATAAAAGATTATGGTCTGTGTTATATAAAACAGGGTTACGTGCTGTAGATGGTTGCACCTTAACTGTTGATAATTTAAATGGAAAGTTTTTAGAGGTTGGGCAAAATAAAACAGAAACATACAACGAAGATCGAGTTGTGGTGGTTCCATTACATAAAGATTTACAAACAATGGATATATTTAATATTATGAATCCTAATAGTATTGGTAACTCCAGGGAAAGATTAAAAAAAATTATAGGACATGGAGATCTACATACAATTAGACATAGCTTTGCTACTCATATTGAAGATCTTGGAGCCACCAGGTGGGAGACTGAATGTTTACTTGGACATAAAGCTAACAGTGTGACCGCTCAATATGTCCATGTTAATTATGATAAGTTAGCTCCAATTATAAATCAACTATAATTGTCACATTATTGTCACATTCTATATACCTCTATCTCTGTCAATAGTCGTTATTTAAGCACTTATAAAAATAGAAAAACCCACTATAAATAGCGGGTTTCTCCTCAGTACGCCTGGGAGGACTCGAACCCCCAACCTTCCAGTCCGTAGCCATAAAACCTTATATATATTGTTTAACTTACAGGGGAGTGTCACATAATTAATGTGACATTAGATACGTAATGCTCTGCGGTACCAGCCAAACCAAAAGCGTTCCTGGCTTGGTTTCTTGATCACAATTCGTGCAAACTTTAATACTCTATAAGCTCTTAATCTATCTGGTTCCACATTTTTACAAGCTCCAATAGTAGCATTACCAATTAAACCATCTACTTTTATATCATAGGTATTCTTACCATTACAAGCCTGTTGCAATACTTTTACAGCAGATCTTTGCCCAAAGTTTACAACCATATCAAAATAGATCTCACGAATCTGTGCGGGTACCTTATCGGTTTTTGCTGGGATCCAGTAATCTAAGTGGTATATATTTTTTGCTTCTTGTTCTGTTAATTGTTTTATGTCCAGGTCTGGATAAGCTCGTTGGGATATACCATATTTAGTAGTACCACCAGCATCCAGGGGATCCATAGTAATTCTGGATCCCCCTTCTGATTTTATAACCTCATCAATGATGTCATCAAACTTCATTAAAACGGCAAGTTATCATCCATTGGATTTGGCGTAGGCTGTACCCCACTTGGGTTTTGATCAGATTGCTCTTGATAATCAGATATAGCTAAACTTAAAAAAGTTTTAGAAGGATCTGACTTCTGCGTTTTTTTCCATCCAGCAAGTCTTTTCTTTTCACCGTTAATAACAACATTCCCTGTATAATCTGGTTGATTATCTTTTTCTTTACGGTCATTAATAAATAATGCTCCGCTATTATCGTATTGTTCAGCCATTAGAATCTCCAGACAAGTTTTACAGTTGCCATAAGAACATCCATACATTCTTTAGCAATTGCTTGTTGTTCTTCTTTTGTCACTTTACCATCTTTGTTTGCTTCATGGTACTTTTGAGCGACCTCTTTTATTTCTTTAATGATAATACGGTACTTTGTTGCGACCATTGTTCCCATCGCTCCAAGTATTATAATCATTAAGTATGCGAAATTAGACCAGTTCATCCAATCCATAATTACGACTCCTTTATTTTCTTTGTTTTTGTGTATAAGTAGTAAATATTAAAACATAGCATAATGCACATTAATATTGCTGGTATTATATCTAACCAGTACAGCATTCCATGAGCTACGCTGAAACTGCTTGTTCTTAAACTATCCATCATTTGCTATTCCCATTAATACGGCCTTTTATAAAGGCTAAATCATCACTTAATTCTCTCCAAAATATTTCTCTGTCTTTATCTGAAACATTAAATCTGTCAATTAATTTCACGTTAATACCCATACTTTGATCTAAAACATTTTCCATTTTTCTTATGCTTTGTTTAATCTCTTCTAAATCTGCACTTTGTTCTTTTTGGGATGAGATAAGATTAAATATCATAAATCCAAAGAGTAACGCAATAAACCCCGCACTGCCTAATTGCAAATAAAGATCCGCTAATTCAGTCATTCTTCCTCACTTTCATATCCTGTTATTTCCTCTTTTTGACATTTTTCACATAAACCATTAAATGGTTTTAAACACTTTTTATCACATATCATACAATGAAAAGGCATTTGGCTCATACCTCATAACCAGCCACTGACCATCCTCCATCACAACTTCCAAGTAAAACTAACCCGCCAAGCACTATTACTAAAAATGCTATTATAGTTATGTAATCTTTTAAATCGTCACTCACCAGACCATTCATCCTTTTTCATTTCAGCTAAACATTCAGTATGTGATAAAGCAGTAATGCCACTAACTGATGCAACTTGATCCAATGTACCATCAGCTATTGCTAATTCATACTTTACTAATACTTTTGTATTATCTTTATTCCATCTTGGGGCTCCAAGTTTGCCTTGTTTAAACGCACACTGTTGCCAACTTGGGTTTTGCAATGTGGTTTTATCTACTTCTTGCTCTGTGTATGTGTACTCTTCATCTTTTTTAGGCACAGAATGAGGCTCTAACATGAGCTTTTCAAGTAGCTCTGCTTTGGTATCGCTTGAAGAATAATCTACGTCACAATCGTCCATATAAGCCTTTATCTCTGCTTTTGTGTTATCATTTGAAGGATAATAATCATATTTGTCTACAGATCGTGTAGCAGTCTTTTCTACATCTTTATAAGTATACTCATTCCAAGACAATCT